GATCAAGATCCATTGACTTAGCAATTTCACGTACAATGTAATCCATACGTGCAAATGGAGCAAGCGCAGGGTTTGATACGACTTGCATAAATTGCATGAGGCGTTGGCTACGTACTTCATTAGCCATGAGACTTTCTGTACCACGAGCTTTTATCTCCAAATCACCTTTAATTTCTTTGTTGAAATCAAATTGCATGTTGAAGCCAAAGAAGGCTTTACCTAACGGTGCTAATAGATAGTCATCTATATTTTTAACTACATTGCGGATAGAACCATTAGCAGCAGACATAAGCATGCTAATACCAGATGCCGTTCTACCCACACCCGAAACGCCAGTTTGACCATGCGCAAAAGAAGGAAAGCCAGTGCTTTCATCAGCCAGAACCCTTGCTTTATCGAACATCTGCATGTTCTCGTTACTTACGTTTGGAAACTTAGTACCAAAGATAGCTTGACCAGGCGCCCCTCCCTGTCTCCTAAACACTTTTCCTGGATACACGGAGAGGTCTTGCCCTGGGACGAGATTAGTCTCGTCTACCTCAATCAGTAGATTACCAGACAATGCTGCATTATCTACTGCCATTCGCATAAAGCCATTCATAAGTGTTTGTGTATCGTCCATGTTTTCAGCAATACCTACGCCAAAAATACTGTACGGATTCATTTCATAAGGTGCAGCAAAATAAGGAATATAAGCTGGAGTAAATGGATTCATTACAAGACGTAACACTTGTCCATTACAAACCCAGATATTTACACTTAGTTGATCTGCATCTTCTAAATCTTTAGGGATATCTACCCCTTGACCTTCTATTACTTCTTTATCCACAAAACCCCAGAACTCTAGAACCTCAAAACGTTCAGCTCTATCTTCTTCTGAGTTATCTTCCATGATGTGCTCCCACCACTCTTTGCGGTAGCTTTCACCAAGACGTAAAGCATTGTCTACAGCATTCTCACGGAAGTATGGACGGTTCTTTAAACCACGTACTTGAGAACGTGACATCTTATGTCGTTCTATTACATACTCTGCTTCTTCCATTGTAGCTGCATCTGGGTCTGGATAAAAGTTCCAGATAGACACAGATGTAGTTTGTGGAATTGTCTTATACATTGGAGAGTAATTACCCTCATCATCCCAGTTTGGATATTCTTTATCTGTAGCAAACGGACCTTTCATTATCCCTGTTCCAAATAGTGCTGTTTCAAATGCAGCAGCACGTAAATGTTTCTTTGCATGAGATTCTTCTAACTGGTCATGTATCTTCTTTTCCATCTTCTTAGCTGAAACTTCAGCAGGATGAAATTGTACAGCTGATGGAGTTTTACCTGCACCTAATTTTACATCATCAATAACAGGTTCTAATCCACCAGATAATGCACCTAGTCTCTCTCTAAATTCTGGTAACGTTTCTCCTGGAAGTAACTCAGCTAGTTCTGGACTAACAGCTTTTCTTATTTCAGGGTTAGTTTCAAAATTAACAGTGTCTTCTATACCATCTGGTAGAGTTGTAGGATCAATACTAATTGGAAATCTATTACCACCAAATAGTACTTCTGCTATTTGACCATACGCTGCAAGAACTTTTGTTTTAGTTACTTTTACAAATACTCTAGATTTTTCTGTAGAAGTAAATTGTACATTAGGTCCATAGATACCACGGTAGTTCCTATAAGCTTGAATCCAACGTTCTTCGTCTAGTTGTCTAGCTGTTTCAGCCTTACTGTATTTATCTTTAACAAACTGAACGATGTGACCTGTAAGTGGATCAGAGTAATCTTCTTCCTCTACATCTTCTAGCGCAGAGGTTTCTTCCATATCCATTATCATCTCTTCAAAATTTTCTTCAGCCATATTTTTTCCTTAGTATCCAAATGTGGGATCTGACGCTTGAAAGCCTGTACGTTGAGCAGCAGGGTCAAAGTCAAATATATTACTACGTGGTCTAGTCATTATACCATATCTTAAAGCGTCATACAAGTGATCTTCTGAGTGTGTGTTTACATCTTCTGGATTATTTTTATCAAGAGGTAAACCTGGTATCTGAGATATAGTGTTTGTACAGCTGTTAAAAAATACTATTCTAGGTTCTTCTGTAAACTCATCTACCTGTAATCTTCTGTGTACTTCGTTTTTACCTGCAACACGAGAGCCTTTTGATCTATCTGAGGGTCTCCATCGACACCCTTTCATGATCATCTGTTCAGCTAGGCTTGGACCTGTATCACCACGTTTGTGCCAGAGTGATGAGTCGAGTACACCATAACGTATACTTTCACCTGACTCATTTTCTATTTCTAGTATCATATCAGCTAGGTCAGTAGCTGTGACCTTTGATACATACAACTCTCTGTATACTACTAGTTGCTCAGAACCAGGAACGACAGTAAACCAAAGAACACCAGTGTGAGAACCATAACCATAATCACAAGCTCTAAACTTAATCCAACTAGAAGGTATATCGTAAGAATCTACTACGTGTACTTTTCTGTTAAACTCAGGAAAAGCTGCACCTTCGTTTATGTCCCAGTCACCTTCAAGCAGCTGTCTTCTTTGATGTTCAGGTAAGGAAAGCAAGTTAGCTTCATACATTCCATCATCTGACAAGTAAGGATTGTCGAAGAGGGTGGCAGGGATAAACTTACGTTTGAACAGAGGCTCACCCTCCCGACTATGACCCTTGGGCCAACAAATCACCTCTCCACTTTCATCAGTAGCGTAGAACGATTTATCAGGAGTTTGTGGATCAATAAATGTTCTTTTTACCCACTGGTGGCCTGGACCTCCAGGGTTGCTAGTTGCTCTCATATACAGTGGCAATCCAGAAGCCCTTGTTGTACGGAGACGTGATCTCATATAATTCCATGCATAAGGTGAAGGCCATTGTGTAAGTTCGTCAAAGCCAATCCAATTAAATGCTTGACCTTGGTATCTCATGACATCATCCTCTCTGTCGAGGTAGGACATCCACAATGTAGCACCTGATGGAGCTACCCAAGTTTTATCTCTTTCCATAAACTTTATTCCAGGTATAGCTTTGGGATAAAGTTGTTTGCTTACTGATATAAGCTCTCTAAGCTCTTCTGTACTCCTACGAACAAGTAACATTCGTGCATTTGGATTCCCCAAGTACCGCACTGGGTCTGCAACCATTGCATAAGACTTACCGCCACCTGCTGCTCCTCCATAAAGAACTTCTTGTTCTGTTGCTGCTAAAAAACTTGTTTGAGGTCCAGGATTAGGTTCAAAGATTACCTCACTAGCTTTTTCAAAATCTATTTCTTCAGGCTTCGGTTGGGCTAGAGCTAACTCTTTCTCTATAACCAAGTCTTTGGGTTTCGAGCTTCTCTGCTTTTTGTAACGCTTCTTTGTACCTTTTGGCGAGGTAACGTTGAGTTGAAGCTTCGTTCTTACGTTGTTGCTCAATCTTAACTCTCTTGTATAAACCTACATGGGAAATATATTTTCCAGACTGAGTACTGAGCCAAGCTGACACTTCTCTGTAACTATACTGTTTTATAAACTTCTTAGCTTTTTCAAACAGTTCTAATTCTTCTGGAATTGGTAGTAGTATATCACAGTCATCAGGGTCTTGTCTATACCCAAATGGTACATGGGTTCCAACTCTTACAATTGGTTGCCATTCATATTCACCATCTACCTCTATAGGTTTAGGTAACTTCCAAGTCTTATTCGTCTTCATTGGCTTTCTGCGGTAATATAAATAGTGGATTAGCTGCAGATACTTCTACTTTTTCTGTCTTAATAAAACCACTACGATCTAAAACATCTTTTGCAGCTGTCATCTTTTCTTTATTACCTAAGTCTGTAGGATTATTCATAACCTCAAACATTGAGTATGCAGCTTTTACAGCTGATGAACTAATAAACTTTTTAGTTAGATCTGCAATCTCTTCTGCTAAAGACTCTGAAATAGCTTTTGTAGATACTCCATCTGCATAACCTGCAAGTTTTCTAGCTGTAACTAGATTACCTCCAGCTTCTTCAAACAGTACGTCTAAGAACTTCTGTTGTTTTTCTGTTAAGTTTCTTGCCATTATGCCACCATATAAATTATAAAACCTAGAGTTGTTGCACCTGCTAAAAGCATGATACCCGATATACCCCAAGTAATTATTGCTTCTTGTATTTCTGCTTTACGATACTCTTGCTCTTTCTTTTGCTTACGTATCCTACCTTCAGTTGCTACCAGTTCATCCCAAACAGATGGTCCATACGTAAAACTAATCCAGTCTTTTAATTCTTGCCTCATAGCTTGAGCTTTCTTTTTAGCAGTAAATATTTCTAAAGCTTCTGCTTCAACAGAACCCCCCAATGATTTCCACCAAGGAGGATTCTTATTTTTCTGCTCTAAGTAGGACAGGTCGCTCATGCTGCTAGCCCACTGATTTAGTTGACCACCCATTTCTTGAAGATCTTTTCCGAACTGGAAGCCTTTCTTCAATGCATTGAACGCTACGGTAGCTCCACCGATTATTGTAACTGGGTCCACGAGCCTCCTCCCAAAGTACTCCTAGTATCATTAAAGAACTGATTGTGTTTTTCAAAGAGCTTTACCTGTTAGTATAACTCTTTCTATATCGTGTCTACCGATACCTAAGTCTCGTAGCTCTCTCTCAGTCATTTGGTAAAGTTGCATACGTGCAATTCTACGTCTAGCTGACTCTGTTCTTGACTCTATAATTCTGTTAAGTAATTTTCTAAACATTTTCTATCCTCTATAATATGTTAGTGAGGATAGTTATACGTAAGTAGTTATATCAGACTAGTGATAAATATGCAACCCTGTTATGCCTCTGGCATCCAAGCTTCATTGATATGAGGGGTAGAAGGATCGTCACCTTTCAATCTACCTTTCTCATCTCGAGCACGTACTCTTTTCTTTTCAGGTTTATCTTGGTTCATAATAAACTCTAAGACAGCAGGATCTTTAGTGTGCCATTCTCCGTGAATGTATTCTGCAAGAACAGCACCATACTGATCAATTACTTTGTTGTCATCTAGTTTCATTTCTTACCTCTTTTAGTCATTCCACCGTAGAACATTCCTGTTTTACGATAGTCAATCATACCACCTTTAGAGTTTCCTGACCTTGTTCTTGTTTTATTTCTACCTTTTGGGTTTTTAACAACAGAATCTACTTTAAAAAAGTCTGTGATAGCTTTAACGTAAGGAGAAACATAAATTTGTTTATTTCTACTAGACTGTTGATCATTACTATCTCTCTGATCTTTTGGAACAGCTTTATTATTTACCTCCTCACCTTTTACTCTATCTGCAAAGGGTACATCAGATTTTTTAACATCTTTTGATCTATTTCTAAAAGAAGGTGTACCAGACGTTGTATCTACTTCTTTTTTAGTTTTATTAGTTGATCTTTGATCTCTGCTTGGTCTGTTAGAGGGTAACGACTTATCTACTGCAGTTGTGCTCGTTTTGATTCCAACTCTTACGTTAGGTTCAGCCTTTTTCTTAGGTCTTGCTTTTGGCTTCTTACCAACAGGCAGTTTCTTCTTTGGCTTCTTAGTAATTGGTTTCTCTCTTCGTTCACCTTTAAGAGAATCAATTAAACCTGGTCTTCCTTTACCAATACCTACTTTACCGTCTGCACCTAACAGATCACCAAGGAATGTGTCACCAAAGTTTCGTTTACCGTCTTTGTTTACATCTTTAAGTCTACGACTGTAAATACTTTTCTTTTTCTTAGCCACAGTAATACTCCTTACTTATAGGTATTCTTTGCTCGAGCAATACCAGTGTTAAGTTCGTTAGATGATTTAACCATACCACCTACGTTGTACATAGAAACTTTACCGCCTTTAGTGTAAGCTTTCTTCTTCATGTTAGCTCCACCTTTAGCCATGCCTTTTTTCTTTTTAGCCATGCCACCTTTATTCATTTTGCCTTTGCCGTCAGCAGCATAGAACGGAACTTGCTTTCCACCCTTTTCAACCATTTTAAGACCACCTGCTGCATAACCTTTTTTCTTCATGCCACCTTTAGCATATCCCTTTTTCTTCATCATTGTTCTTCCTCACTATATAAATTATTAAAGACTCGTTGCGTATCCCATACATA